CTCAAAGCCGAACAGGCCGTCCTGCCGCTGATTGAGAAAGGCTTCGTTCCGGGTGAAGTGGTAGTTCCCGGCTTCCAGTTCCGCCTCGACAATCAGCGGCCACTGGCGCGACAGAAGCTGCCATTCATCGGAGCCGTCGTTGTCGGCCACGATTTCATCATAGCCCTGCACCGCAAGGGCCGCGTTCATGATCTGAAGCATGGAGAATGATGTTGCCATGCCGGGCATACTGCGGCGGCGGGGGTGGTCGGCCAATGCACCCAAAATCGTAAGGGCGGCAGGTTTCCCCGCCGCCCTTGAGAGCCACTTCTGCGGTGGCCTTACTCCGTGATCTGGACTTGCGCCAGCTTGCCACGGATCAGCGTGATGACCTGTGCCTTGGTCATGGTCTTCTGAGGGGTCACGCCGGTCTGAAGCATCATCACCTTCAGTTGGTCCAGGCTCAGGTCTTCAAGTTCCGGCGTCTTGACCTCCACCGCGTTCGGCGCGACTTCGGGCAGGATTTCATACATCCCGCCGCTCAGGCGCACGTTGTCGCTTGCGGTCAAAAAGTCCATGACCTTGACACCCTGCGCCTTGGCGACGGCAAAGGCCGCGCGTTCCTCCTCGTTCGACGGCTTGAACGCGCGGCTGGCCGCAATCTTTACCTCTACCGGCATGGATCAGATTTCCTTCGAGAAGTAGGCGTTGAAGGTGATCGACGGTGTGGTGCCGGCAACGGTCAGGTGCAGGTCCACATAGCGGAAGCGCGTCCGGTTTTCTTCGGTGCGGAACGGGATGATGATGCGATCCCCACCAGCGGTATTCCGCGTTTCGATGGTGATTGTCGTAGCGTGGCCGAGCATCGCCATGCCGAGAATTTCCCCGTCCGAACGGTCGGCCACGTTGGAGCCGACGATGCGGAAGGTGTAGACCTCGTTGGCCGAGGCCACATCGACCGCTTCGACGTTGAGAACCAGCACCATATCGGTCGCGGTCGCGGCCTGCTGGTCATACTGCGTTCCGATGTAGCCCGTGGCGGTGACAGCCGCTTGCCCGGTTGCCCGCTTGATGAGGCCGGTCGCGGAGTCGATGGCATAGTTCTTTGCGAATGACATGATCGTGGCTCCTTACGCGACGATGGCGGCGTTGGTGATGGACGACAGCCGGATGGCGGCATAGGGGCTTTCGATGCACAGCCCCGTGTCGTGTTCGATGTTCGTCCGGTAGTGGACCCCGTTGTTCAGGAGGCCCATGTCGGTGACTTCCATCGGCTGCGTTTCCAGTCCGCACACGCCCATTTCGGCGAAAGACAGGACATAGATCGAGGCCGTGACGGCAGAACCGCCGCCAAACCCAACTTCGTTGAAGGGCAGGAACTCGCCAAACGGCGTGATGCCGTAGCCAGTCATCAGGGGGATGCCCTGATACCGCTCGACCCGACGGCCAGCATCCTCAACGTCGTTGGTATACAGACCGCCGACGCCGGCGTTCCGCACAGCCGCCCCGAAGCGCGTCTTGAGCGCCTTGGGAAGCAGGATGCAGTTCGGTTCGTTCACCAGACCGATGGCGAGGTCCAGTTGCGACAGAGACAGCGCGCCACCACCGGAGGCCACGTTGTTCGCCAAAAGGCGGCTCTCGTAGTTGGAACCGTCTACCGACGTGTTGCCGGAACCGACAGCGCGCAGACGGGACCGCAGGCCCGTGTATTCGCGCGGTGCGGTGGCGTTGTCGCCCAGGATGAAGGTATCGCCCAGCTTCTTTGCCAGCGCCTTCAGGGCCATGCTTTCTTCCATCGCCCGGCGTTCGGAGCCGTAACGGTTGATCTTCACCCGGTCCACGTCCAGAAACCCGGCGATGGGGAAGCACTGTTCCGTCAGATCGTTGACGGTGCCGAAGCCTTCGGTCGGCACTTCGTTCAGCGCGCGGAAGCCCATGTTCGTGGGCAGCGAGCCTTCACGGAAGTAGCCGTAGCGGCCACCGGGGGCGGTCTTGAACGGCATCATCGACATGAAGTCCAGCGCCTCGGGAAAGAGTTCGATGATGGCGCGGGATTTCAGGTTCCGCACGGTCTTGGCGTATTCGGGAAGAGTATGGGGCATTTTTCAGTTCCTTGTGCGAGGGGCCGTCAGGCCCGTTGCCTGTTTGCGAGTTGCAGTTTCTGCATCGGAGTCAGGTTTTCGATGTCCTGACCTTGGGGGCTTGCCGGGGGGGCCGACATGCCGCGCCCGGAAAGAAGTTTCTCAAGGGCGCGGATGCCGTCCGCGCTGATGCGGTCGCCGGAAAACAGGGCTTTGGCCTGATCGGCGGGCAGCAGTGTTTCCAGCTTGCGCAGCACGTCCTGAGAACGCGCCGCTTGCTGGTCTGCCGTCCCAAGTTGGGCCATGTCCTTCTGCCATGCGGCATAGTCTGCGGCGTCCTTCCCGGCCTGATACTTTGCCAGCAGGCCCGTCAGTTTTCCGGCAGTTTCAGCCGGTGCGCCGAGTTCTTTCAGCACGCCGCCGAGTTCACCGAAAAGCGGGTCTGCGGTGTCCAGTTCCAGCGCATAGTCTGCCGGGAGGCCCTCGAATTTCAGGTCTGCCGGGATTGCGAACTCATAGGCTTCCGGCACAGCGGCTTTTCGCTCTGCCATGCGGGCCTGTTCCGCGATGGTTTCCTGATAGTGCGCGGCAAACTTTGCCACGTCCGGCTTGCCGTCAACGTGATAGTCTGCCGGAATGAACGAAAGGTCAGGCCCGGTTTGCGCCGGAACTGCGGGGTCGCCCGAGGGCAGGTCTGGCGCTTGCCAGTTGATTTTGCTGTTGAACGAGTTGTTCAGTTTCATCGGTCGTGATCCTCCTCAGATCACGGGCGATTAAAGCCTGAGCATTTCGCGCTTCCAATGCACGCGGGTCCGCCAAAATTGGCAGCAGAGAATGGACCGTCGCTTTTTCCAGCAAATCCAGCAGCATAGCCCCGTCCGGCGTTTCCAGAAGGAAGCGCAGCGCGACCCGTGTTTTTTCCCATTGCGCGGGGTCTGCCTGCCGCAGTTTCGAGAGGTACGTCAGGACCGGGCCGGGTTCACTGAGCGGGAGCGGGAGCGGCATCTTGCATCACCTGTTCATCGCGAACGACGGTCAATTCATCGCCGCTGGCCTTGACGATGTTCTTCAGGGTCTGGATTGGGTCGATCACATTCGGGGTCTGGTCCTGAAGGATACCGAAGGCCATTTCAAGGTTGGACTTTGCCACCATGACCTGATCCTGGTTCTGCGCCTTTTGAAGGGGCGAGATCGGCTTGATGTTGATGACGCGCCGGTTGGCGGTGATTTCGCTTTCCAGCATCCCGGCCTGCACGCCCAGATACTCGACGCGCTGGATCATCGGGTAGATCAGTTCCGTCCACAGCGGCGCAGAGGGTTTCCCAAGGCGCTGCTGGACGCGGCGGCGCTCGTCAAGCCACTGTGAGGCGGTCGGGGGCGTTTCCCCTCTCTGGCGCGGGCCGTCCTGATAAAAGGCCGTTCGGATGCGGTTCTGAAACTCTTGCTCCGAGTACCAGCCCTGATCGACGTTGACCGACTTGTTCAACTCGAAGATCGAATTGCGGTCAAACCCTGCCCGCGCCGGATATGACCTTCCGGCCTCCACGCCTTCTGACAGATCAAGGAACCCGTCATCGGGATAGATCAGCGTGTTGGAAATGGCCTGGTCCATTGCGCCCAAGACGATTTCGTTCACCTTGTTCAGAACGCGCATATCCAGCAGGGCTTTCCAGCCCGGCCCGCGCCCCCACGGCTTTCCCGGCTGCGGATTGAAGCGTCCGACCTGAAGCGGTACGGCGGCAATCGGGCCAAGAACCATGCGCTCCTGCGTGATCAGCACACCATCAACGGTGATTTCACTCAGCCATTGCGGGTTGCCGGGGTCGGTCCAATCCAGCCAGAACCCCCATACCACCATGCACATGGCATCGGGCTTGCGCATTTTCTCCACGATTTTCTGGTCTGACAGGTTCACTTGAAATCCGGCAAACAGCGCCTTCAGGGATTGCGCCGGAACGGCCATTTCCCGGAAGACCTCGAAATAGACCGGCTGTTGCAGGTGCGCTTTCTGTATCCAGAGCGCGGGGGTGCCGTGGCAAATCTCAAAGGCCCACTGCGGCGCGATGTCGTAATAGTTGGACGCGGTGAACAGGCGCTGAATTTCTTCCTCGCGTGCCGTCACGATCTTTTCGATTTCATCGCCCATCGCTTCCAGAATTTCCTCTGGCACGTCGGCAACGAACTCCATCCACTTGGTTTCGGGCGGGGTGTAGTAGGTGATGATGTCCCCGGCCAGATCGGTTGCCATTTCCTCTGGCAGCGACACATACCCATCGGCCTCATATTCCGTCGTGGCCTTGATGGTCTTGTTGAAGTCGTGTTCGCGGCCAGGGCAGCAGAACATCAGCACCTCTTCGATGAAGGGGCGCGCGGCATCGCGGAACCGCTTTGCGGAAGTCAGGCGCGTGCTGAAGTCCTTTGAAGGTTTGGTCATTTTGCAGTCCCAGACGCCCGCGCAGCGGCCAACCCTTGGGCCTTGGTCTTGTATCCGGAGCCGGTTTTCATCCCGTAGATTTTGCGCAGTTCCGTGGTCAGGCGGTCAGCTTCATCTATCCCGGCATTGGTGCGGTCCAGCTCTGACAGACGGCGTTCCCGTTCCCGGTCAATCGCGATCTGCGGGTCCTCTTTTGGCATTTTCGGGCTTTTCATGGATGATCTCCGCTCCTTTGCGCAGCAACTTGGCCCGAAGAGTTCCCGGCAACAATGCACGGACGGATGCGATTTGGCCGGCCACGCTTGCACAGGTCATCAGCCCGTGCAGCGGCAGCGCAAACCTTGGGGTTTCGCCCGGCAGCCTCATGACGCAGGCGCAGGCATTCATGCGGATGGTCAGCGCGTCCAGCACGTCGTCATGCCGATGAAGTGCCGAGATTTTCAGCCCGGCACCGGCAGGGTCGATGAACACCCAGGTGTTATCTTCGGTGTACCCCCACACCTCGACGTGCCCAAGCCAGCAGCGGGGGTCGATCTTGCCTTCAGCATTGCGGAAGCCCGGCGCGTGAAACCCGAAATAGACCGTCGTGAGGTTCATCCGGTTCTCCGCAGGTTGACCTTGTGGCGTCGTATCTTGGACGGCTGGGGCGTTGCGCGCGATGCTGGCCGAATAATGGCGTCCCCCTCCCCACCGCCGAGGATGGCGTTTTCCATCGCCTCGACGATGTGGGAGTAATTGTTCTTTTTGGGCTGTTCGCGGAACATGCCGGTGCCCTTGATCTTCGGGTAGTGATACCCGCCAGCCAGCCCGACCTTCAGCACCATGCAGTCCGGGTTGATCTGAAGGCCAAAGCGGCGTTCCAGCACCGCTCCGACGGCAGACCGGCGCATTTCCGGGTTGTTGTCCGTCGTTGCAGGCCGGACCCTCATGCCTTGGGCCGCGAAGATGTCATAGGCCGTGGTTTCCACGTTCTGGCCCTTGTCCGCGCCTCTCGGATCGCCCCAGAACACGGCCTTGAAGCCCGGATACTTGTCTGCAAGGTGCCTTTTGACCCGAGGCGCAAATTTTTCCGCGCTTTCGTTGTCGCCGGGCAGTTCAGACAGGAAACTCCAACGTCCGTTGAGGCATTGTGCAAAGACGGCAGCCGGATCGCGCCCGAAATCCAGCCCGACGACGATCTGCGCGCCCTCGACCGCCTCCATGCGCCTTGGGGAAACGTGATCGCTTTCGGAAAAGGTCGGATAGACGGCTTTTCCGTCCAGATAAATGCCGACCTTGTTCATCACGCGGCGGTCGATCCATTCTTTCGACTTGCCCAGCACCAGTTCGGTGTAGGGCTGCGTTGTGTGCTTCTGGTTTTCGGCCTTCGGGTTTGGCAGATAGACGGTTTTCCCGTCCACCACCTTTTCGATCAGGCCGGGCGGCTGAAGAAAGAACCGCCACGCATCCGGCTTGATGAACGGCTTCTTCTGTTCGTCCGTCC